CTGATGATATATTAGGGCAAACGGTACGGTGCCGGGAGTGCAATACTGAATTCCTGGTATGCTGTAAATCCGATCCTAAATTTATAGCATTGGATCTTAGTAAAAAATAATTCTTAACACTTAAATATAAACGCTATGAAAGTAGTAAAAACCTATGTCGTAAAAAACACATTCAACCAAAACATTTTATTACATGAAACAGAAACAGGCGTATACTTCACGCAGGCGGGCGACTGTTTGGCAGAATGCGATAAACATTACGCGGAAATAGCCATTAAAGAGAACACACCGCCAAAATTATTATACGCTAAAGGTGCTTTGATTGTTATCGATGGTGGCAGAATAGTTTGTACATGTGATGTTTATTGCAACGACATAACTTTTGCCGGTGTTGTTCTAGAGGGTTTTATAGGTGGTAACCGTGGCGATTACCGCACCGACTGGCCGGTTTCAGATACTGTAAAAGGCGGAAAAATTATAGGTAAAGGCGTTTACAGCGGCGCAGAACCGTTAACTGATGGTTGGGAGCATTAAATAAAACAACAATCCCGGTATTTTAAGCCGGGATTGTTGCAAGTTGATAAGGATAAATACCAGTCCAAACGATACTCGCCAAATATAAATATTTGTTCCCTTTACGCCAAAATAATTTTCCTTCACTATGACAAAATCTGTAGACCAATTGGAGATAGCGGTTGGCAGGAGCCGCGAAGATAAGCATTGGAAAAATATTAAAATGACCTGGCCCGCACTACTTGAGAAGCTATCCAGGCCCCATAGAACGCATGAAACTGTAAGACAGTATTGGGCCGCAACTAAGGCCCAACGTGACAATATAAAAGACATTGGAGGCTTTGTAGGCGGCTATCTGGTAGGTGGTAGACGAATTAAAGGTTCTGTCAGCTACAGATCCCTGATCACCCTGGACGCGGATACAGCGGGGCCGGATTTTTGGATGGTATTCCAAATGCTGTATGATTGCACAGCATGTATTTATTCAACCCACAGTCATACCGGCGACAAACCGCGGTACAGATTAATAATACCGCTGGATAGGCCGGTTGAGCCCGATATGTATCAGCCTGTTGCTCGCAGGATCGCCGGTGATGTGGGTATAGAACAATTCGACAATACCGGCTTCCAGGAAGAGCGCCTTATGTACTGGCCGTCCGTATCAAAAGACGGTGATTACATATTCCAATGGCAGAAAGGCCGCTTGTTAAAAGTCGATGAGGTACTGGACACCTATTCGAACTGGCGTGACATATCGGAATGGCCGGTCAGTGAAAAAGTTAGCGAACTAATATTACGTAGTCAGAAAAAACAAGGCGATCCGCTGGAAAAAAAGGGAGTAGTTGGCGCGTTTTGCAGGACGTACGGTATAGAAGAGGCGGTTGAAAAATATCTGTCCGATGTGTATGAAAAAACGGATAAGGAAGATCGTTATACTTTCGTTGGCGGCTCCACGGCGGCGGGCGTTATCGTGTATGAAAACAAATTTGCCTATTCGCACCACAATACAGACCCGATAGGCGGTAAGCTATGCAACGCTTTCGATCTTGTACGATTGAATCTGTATGGCGAAGATGATGCAGGCGTTGAACCTGGTACACCGGTGGTAGATTTACCATCTTATAGCGCTATGCGCGAACTGGCTACCCAGGACGTGGAGGTCAGAAAACAAATAGGACTTGAGAAGATTGAAAGCGCGTATGAAGATTTCGCAGATCTTGGCATCGACCTGGAAAACGTAGATGTTGACTGGTTTGGTGGTTTATCAGTTGATGAAAAAGGCAATTATAAGCATACCATCGACAATGTAATCATGATCCTTGAAAATGACCCTTTACTTAAAGGTTGTATAGCGTATGATCAATTCAGGTGCCGTAATACTATTATGAGAAGGTTACCGTGGCGTAAAGATAACAGCGATAACGTGTGGAGTGATACGGATGAGGCTAGTATGCGATGGTACGTAGAGCATGTTTACGGTATAAGTTCGCCAGGAAAAGTCAGAGACGCCATCGACGTGGTGTTGCAACGGCATACTTTCCACCCAGTGCGTGATTATCTGGAACCGCTGGTATGGGATGGCGATTTCAGAATAGACACATTGTTGATAGATTACTTTGGTGCGGATGACAGTGAATACGTACGGGCTGCGATGCGTAAAACAATGGTAGGGGCTGTTGCCAGGGTATTTGAACCGGGGTGTAAATTTGATTACATGCTGGTATTGAAGAGTGAACAAGGGTACAAAAAAAGTACGTTCTTCAATATCCTGGCCGGTGAGTTTTTCAGCGACACGTTTACCACGATGCAGGGCAAAGAAGCGTATGAGCAGATACAGGGACATTGGTTTATTGAGGTTGGTGAGCTTGCCGGTATGCGTAAAGCTGAAGAGGAAACAATTAAGCATTTCATTACAAAGCGTGAAGATAGTTTCAGGCCAGCCTATGGCAGACAAACTGTAGTATATAAACGCCAGTGTATATTAGTAGGCACCACCAACAGGGAGCGCTTTCTAAGGGATATAACAGGTAATCGCAGGTTTTGGGTGGTGCCGGTTCATAAGAAGTTATCACCCGCCGATGAAAAAGAAATAAATGAACTGAGGGATTTACTGTGGGCTGAAGCTGTGGCTTTGTATAAAGCCGATGAACCGCTGTACCTGGAAGATACTATTGAAGAGCAGGCAAAGGAAATGCAGGCAAGCCATATGGAGACGGACGACCGTGAAACCCTGGTAATGGAATACCTCAATAAATTGCTTCCTGAAAATTGGCCGTCAATGACTGTTTGGCAAAGACGGGAGTTTCTGGCCGGGGATGGCATTAACCAGGAAGGCGTAGTAAAACGCATGAGCGTAACGGCTTTGGAGGTATATACAGAATGCCTGGGAGGCTCGCCTAAAGACTTCTCGTTACGTGTAGCCCGCGAATTGAATGATATGATCAAAAGTGTTGGCGGTTGGAAGTATACGAGAATCAAAAAGAATAACTCAGTGTTCAGAGGGTTTGTACGGGAGGGTAAACTATATGAAAATTCACTTAACTAACGTTTCTTCACATACGCTGATTTCGACTATAATATTAATATTATCAATATATGAAAAAGTAGTGAACACTTGGGTGTACAAGCTCAAAACCCGTTCTGTTCACCTTTTTTTGAGTCCAAATATGCTAAGGATCGGTTCCGTGTTGGTGAACAATAATCTGTCAACTTTCCGGTATTCAGTTCACCATGTTGTCAACCCTGAAACCCTTATCTGTACTGTATTTTATTTACTAGTGAACAGAGTGAACAGATTATTATCAAATAGAGTATTATATAAAAAAGATAGTATTTAATGATGTATTATAATACATAGGTACATATAAATAGGGGGTATAAAATCCTATAGAAATACTATGTAGAAAATAATCTGTGCACTTTCGTTCACTGTTCACTTTTAACCAAAAAATGATGAAAAATTACCAACGTAAGGACATAACCGAAAAAATGGTAGAATCAAGATTGCGCGAGCGCGTGGAAAGCGTAGGTGGAATGTGCATAAAATTATATTGTATGTCGGTTAGCGGTCTACCTGACAGACTTATACTTATGCCGGGTTCTCGCGTTTACCTGGTTGAAACTAAATGTATAAAAAACGGAAAACCAACAGAGCCTTCAGCAATTCAGCGATGGATGCACATCAGGTTGAAAAATTTAGGTTTTAATGTTTGGGTCATCAATGACCACGAGAGTATAGATAATTTTATGATTCATGTAACAAACAACATATGAAGTATACACCACACAGATACCAGCAGCATGCGGGAAACCATATAGTATTTAACACGCATTGCGGTTTGTTTCTCGATATGGGCCTTGGAAAGACTGTAATTACTTTAACGGCTATTTACAGGCTGCTGTTTCAATATTTGGCAGCCAGTAAGGTATTGGTAATAGCGCCTAAAAGGGTAGCTGAAAATGTTTGGACGGTTGAACGTGACAAATGGGATCATTTAAAACGTATAGATATTTCACGGATTGCAGGCACAGAAAGGCAACGTATAAAAGCGCTTTCAGCAGATGCACACGTATATACGATCAGCCGTGACAACATTGCATGGCTGGTAGCTAATTATAAGTTGCGTTGGAAATGGGATATGATTATAGTCGATGAGTCCAGTAGTTTTAAAAATCACAACTCGAATCGATTTAAGGCTTTAAGGAGCGTCTTAGATCATGCGTACAGAGTTGTACTACTTACCGGCACACCGGCACCAAACAGTCTTATTGATCTGTGGGCTCAAATATATTTACTCGATCAGGGGGAACGTTTGGGCAGTACTATAACCTGGTTTCGCGAGAATTTGTTTTCGCCCGCATCATCTAACGGGCATGTAGTTTATAAGTATGAACCAAAGCCCGGCACCGATAAAAAAATACACAAGCTAATCGGCGATATATGTATAAGCATGGATGCGGATGATTATTTAAAGCTGCCAAAGTTGATAGAACGCGCGCATGAAATTGAACTACCTGAGAACACAATGAAGCTGTATAAGAAGTTTGAACGTGAAAAAATAGCTGAATTGGCCGGTAAAGAAATAACAGCTATTAATGCCGCAGCGCTATCTATGAAGCTACAGCAGTTCGCTAACGGGTTTGTATACGATGAAGATAAACAGGCGCATGATATACACAGTTATAAGTTAGAGGCCCTTGATGAATTAATAGAAGCTGCTAATGGTAATCCTGTGCTGTTGTTTTATTGGTTTAAACATGATATAAAGCGCATACTTAAACGCTTCAGTAAGTTAAAGCCCCGCATATTAAAGTCCGCTCAGGATCTGCAGGATTGGAATAAAAGAAAGATTGATTTGGCATGCCTGCATCCGGCCAGCGGCGGTCACGGGTTAAATTTACAGGACGGCGGTAATTATATATTGTGGTATGGGCCTATCTGGTCAGCAGAGCTCAGGTTGCAGGCTCTGAAACGTCTGCATCGGCAGGGCCAGAAGTTCACTGTTTTAAGCCATACGATCGCTGTTAAAGGTACTATTGATGAGGATATGATTGAGGCCGTTGCGCAGAAGATAAGCAGCCAAAAGGCCCTCATAGACGCGGTAAAAGCCAGGGTATACGGGCATTCTAAATAAAATTTTTTGGTTATATAAATAAATTGTAGTATTGCACTGGATGCACTATTTATCGCCGCGTGGCGTTGATCAGGTTAGTTTAATAGCTTACTGTCCTGGTTGACGCCTTTTTAAAATTTGCAATGGCTAAGAAGATCAAAAAGAAACCAGGCAATCCCCATAAGCCGGGCTCTAAAAAAACAGGGCCAAAGCCTATTATCCCCAAAAACACCCCGAAGCGCAAAAAGCAAATACAGGAATTTAAGCAGAAGGTCAAAGATAACCCACCAAAGAAAGTACACCCGTACTCAAGATTCGGCGGCCAACCACGCTATTTTGAAACGCCCGAACAGATGTATAATGAGATAGAGGCTTACTTCGAATGGATACAGGGTGAAGTAGAGATCCGTAAAACTAAAATACCAGCAGCTAACGCTAGAGGTTATATAATAGCAGAAGAGGAAGTTTGGATTAGAAAGCCTGAGCCCCCAACCATTACCGGTATGTGTCTTTATTTAGGTTTTAGTGGCCGTTCTGCCCTTCTAAGATATAAAAAAGACCATGACGGCTTTGTGGACATTGTTAACTACGGAATTGCACGTGTGGCACACGGTTATGAGGGTAATTTACACGGTGCAAAATGCTTTGGTTCTATATTTGCGCTGACGAATATTCAGTCTGATGACTGGAAGCAAAAACAGGAGGTTTATAACGATTACAGCGATAAAGTTATTAAAGGATTTAATTACGTGGTCCCGCAGCCGCCACAGCAGCCGGAAGATCCACGTAATGAAGAAAACAATATTGAAAAATAAAAAACAGTTAAGCTATGTTGTCAAACAGATTTAAAGCCAGCGAGGCACAGGTAGTGGCCAAAAAGGCGAATAATTTTATTGATCAGGTCGATGCTATAATCGCAAAAGCCGCATTGGACGGCAAGACGGAATGCCATATTAATTTTTGCGCAGGTAAAGTAAACGGGTATAATGAATTGGGCGAATTGTGGTATAATGCGCATAATTTTTTTATTGCGCATTATAAAAGCAGAGGCTTTAAAATAGAGCAGGAGGGCCAATGTAACTTATTTATAACCTGGTAAACAGTAAGCTATGAAAAAGATTATTACAATATTACTGATGGTGCTGCCAGGTATTTGCGCAGCGCAGAAAGTAACTTATACTAAAGTGTCGTATACCTTCTTCTCATTGGACAGTGCCAAAGTAAGTTGGGAAAGGCAATTGATCACGCCATTGGTTGTTACCATCGATACCGCGGGCAAGAAGATAATAATACCGCGCCTGGAAGTCACTGAATGGATGTGTAACAGGCGTGATATTGTCAGGAATATATACAGCACGTTAAAGGATACCTCTATTATAGTGCAGAATTGGAACGAGGCGTTAAATATAGCAGGTTATAAAAAGGTGGATGAAAATGTAAAAGCTGTGTACTTCTTTAGAGATGGTTCTACAGCCTTGGATATATTAGGTCATCTGATTATTACGTACCCTGCGGTTAACAATATTATAAGGTGCATCGATTTTAAATTATAAAACAGTTAAGCTATGACAGACAAAGAATATGAGCACTATCAACGGTATTTCGATTCGATCCGTAAATGGCTAAATGCTAAGTATAAAGGTCGTGCTAATCCAGGATTTGCCAAAGGTGGTTTTGATGAGTACGCGCGGAAAACAAAATATAGTGCTCACGGCGGTCAGTTCAGAACTTATAACCCACATGAAGGGTATTTTGGGCGCTCACCTTTGCATGATATGTATGACCAGGCGTGTAAGGCCGCAGCGCAGGATAAGTTGGTTATAATCGATCGCGGCAAACAAGTTACTAAGCCAGTAAACACAGCAGTATTTGAGGAAGCGATTGTGTTATGATCCCCACCCTTGCCCCGACGTGGCAGCAACATTTAGCCTGGCAGAAGTTGCAGGATACGGTTACGGAAGATGTGTTGTTCGGCGGCGGCGCCGGTGGTGGTAAGACCTGGTTGGGCGCAGAATGGGAAATTACACAATGTTTGATGTATCCAGGCGTTCGATATTTTATTGGGCGCGATGAGTTGAAAAAGATACGACAATCAACAGTCGTAACAATTTATAAAGTTCTTCGACATTACGGAATACCACCGGACAGTATTTTCCGGTTTAACGGGCAGGATAATGCGTTTAAGTTCCGTAACGGTAGCCAGATCGATCTGCTGGAATTAAAGTATATACCATCAGATCCGATGTTTGAGCGTTTCGGATCACTTGAATATACAGGCGGTATGATAGAGGAAGGTGGGGAGGTTGAAAGCGACGCAAAGATGATGATATGTAGCAGGGTTGGCAGGCATATGAATGATCATTACGGTCTATTAGGAAAAACATTGATTACCTGCAATCCGAAAAAGAACTGGCTGTATTATGATTTTTACCTGCCCTGGAAGGAAGGTACACTACCGTTAGATAAGGCATTTATACAAGCGTTAGCGAAGGATAACAGATACGGCGAATCAGGTTATATAAAGATATTAGGTAAGTTTATCGGCGCTATGGGTGCCAGGCTGCGCGACGGTAACTGGGAATACGAAAATGATCCTGCCTGTTTAATAGAAACCGACGCAATTGGTAGACTATTTCAGGACTTCACATGGCCTGTTGATGATGAGAAGCTGAAGTATTACATTACATGTGACGTTGCCAGGCATGGTAAAGATTTTACAGTTATAGGTTTGTGGAAGGGTTGGAGTTGTAAGTTGTATAAGTTTGCGAAACTTAATACAGTAGCTACAGCGAGTAAGATCAAAGAATTAATGGCGCTATACAATATACCGGTTTCACGGGTTGTAGTAGACGCAGACGGTGTAGGCGGCGGTGTGGTCGATCAACTTAGATGCATGAGTTTTATCAATAATTCCAGGCCGTTGCCCGCACCGGTCAATCCGGCAAGAGATAAGAACAATAAACCCGTACCTGAGAATTATGCAAACCTGAAGGCGCAATGTTATTATAGATCAGCAGAAAAGGCCAACATGGGTATTATGAAGCTATCTATAGAAGCGGGTAATCAGGAGCGGGAAAAAACATTAGCGATTGAAGAAATGGAACAGGTCAAACGTAAGAATCTGGACGGCGACGGTAAAATGGATGTAGTGGATCGCGAAGGTATTGTAAAGATGATAGGCCGATCACCGGATTATTGGAGTGCTATTATGATGCGTGTGTTTTTTGAGATCATGCCAAAACAAAATATTTGGGTTATATAAAACTTTATTAAATGGCCTTTTTACGCAACGTTATAAACGGTATTAAATTAGGAGCGCGTATAGCGTTTAATGGCGCACGTTCTTTAGGCAATATCCTGGCTTACGCTATAGGCGTAGATGCTGTATGGCCTGTTTTGCACGGTGAACGTGGTATCTATGAAGGTTATTCGAAAGTGCTTGCCATATTTGCGCTGATCAATAAAGATGCCTCTAAATTTGCAATGATACCGCGGTTTGTTTACGATCTACAAGCTAATGAAGATGGTACGGGCCGTAAGGTTAAATTGTCAGGCGATCAGTACCGTGATTTAATGAAGCTGTTACGAAAGCCCAATCCTGAGCAGACACAGAGTGAGTTTTTAGAAGCTGTCAAAATAATGTACCAGGCGACCGGTGAGGCCATAGTATGGCTGAACCGGGGCGATACCAGGCAAGTTGTTAAAGATGAGTTAGGCGATTTTGCAGTAGATATTAACGGCAATATCCAATTAAGGGAACGCACAGATGAAGAGGTTGAACGCATGCCGGTGCTTGAAATGTATGTGCTGCCTTCTGCGTTTGTGGGCATAATACCAGATCCGGCTAATGTATTTGGCGTATTGGGGTACTGGTTTGAGACCGGGGATGGGCAGCGTAAATTTATCCGTAAGGTCGATATAATACATTGGAAACGGTATAACCCGCTGTTTAATTATAGTGATGGTACTCATTTACGGGGCCTGTCACCTGTTGAAGTCGGTAGCTGTGATGTGCAGGAGTACAAGGAAATATCAAAGTCGTCAATGCGGATGCATAAGAATGATGGGGCAAAGGGCTTGATGATAAATAAGGGTTTAAGTTGGGACGACCTGACAGAAGAACAGAAGGCTAATTTAAAGGATACTGTAGAGAAAAGGGTTAATGTAAACGATGTAAAAGGTGCCGTCGTGGCCGTTGGCGGCGACTGGGATTATAAAGAAATTGGCAAGAAGTCAGTTGATCTTGATACGCTGGCCGCAAAGAAACTGAAATGGCAGGAGCTTTGTTTTCTGTTCGATGTGCCGTTCAATTTCTTCGATCAGAACGCCAAATATTCGAATGCAGGTGAATGGCAGAAGAGTTGGATATATAATAGCGTTATGCCTACCTGTCAACGATTCGACGAGAAGTTATCAGAGGCGTTGATGAAAGCCTTTGGTCTTGAAGATAAGGCGGAAATATGTGCTGACTTCATGTCATTACCTGAATTGCAACGTAACCTTTCTGAACTAGCAACGGCTTTCAATTCTATGTGGTGGGTACCGCCAAATCAAAAATTGATCGCATCAGGTTTTGATCCTAATCCTAATCCATTATTTGACGAGCCCTGGATACCGCAGGGTATTGTACCGCTTAGTCAATATGGAAAAGAACAGACGTTTCAGGAAGAAAGCGATAAATTAGACGATGATGACTATTGATGAGCGGCTGAAGGCTATAGCAGAGCGTACACGGCCTGTTACAGCGTTCTGTGCAGTCAGGGCGTTAAATCAACAACAGCAGCAGGATTTCTATTTGAAGCGCATAACATTCTGGTATCAAAGTGTACCAGACGACCAAAAAGAACAATGGTTAAATGAACAAGAAAAAGCGTAAGAGTTTTCGACTTACTCACCTGGAAATAGAAACCAGGTTAGAAAATAAATACGCTGGACGTGTTCAGAAGTTGATAAAAAAGCAAATTAGATCTTTCAAATCGCGGTTACGTAAAGACGGCTTACAGCGCGCTACAGTCTGGCTACGTGAGCAAGTGTACGATCCGGCTATAAGTGTACAGCTTCAAAAGTTGTATATGGAAGCCGTTAAAGAGTTTGGTCTATATCAATATAAACACGCTAATGAGCTTGCAGCAGCACCGGTTAAAAAAGAGAGCGCAGCGTTTGGTTTTAGCGAGAGTTGGAATTTTGCCATTATCGACTTTCTGTCACAGCATCTATTAGAACGCGCTGTTGTACCGGTTACAAACACAACCCGTAAGCTGATAATGGATGTGTTGGAGGAAGGGCAGCAGAAAGGTTGGAGTATTGAAAGAATTATAACAGAGCTCGCCACAGTAGACGAAATGAGCGCTTTCAGAGCTCGCCGGATAGTTCGTACAGAATTAGGAATAGCTTCTAATTTTGGTTGTAATCTGGCTTCTCAGGAAGTGGAGTTTGAAACGGATGAAGAGTGGATAACTGCGCATGATCATAGGGTTAGAAGTTCACACGCTGTAATGGATGGTGTGGTAATAAAGACAGGTGAAACGTTTACGGTGCCAATCTACAAAGGTAAGAAAAGTACCGGATTGACTGAACAGATGACAGGCCCTGGTGACCCAACAGCATCAGCAGGTAACATTATAAATTGTAGATGTACGAGAGCTTTAGTACCGCGTCGCGATGAAAACGATGAACTGATCATAAAACCGACAAAGCATTTATTAACTACAACAAATAAACGATATTATGTATAAAGAAGTACGCAAATCCGCACAGAACGTCTATAAAGACGTCGATCTTGAAAAAAGACAAGTAGTTACCGCCTTTGCTACTTACGGCTCGAAAGATCGCGATGGGGATATTGCCAATAAAGGCATGTTTACAAAGTCGTGGAAAGAATTTACGGACGTAAGGGTATTTGAAAATCACGATAAGACTAAAGCCCCTGGTAAAATTGATGAGTTGTGGGATGATGATAAGCAGGCTTATGCGAAGATTAAAATGGGACGACACACGCTTGGCAATGATACTCTGTTACAGATACAGGACGAGATTATTAAAGATTCATCCTACTTATTTGTACCACAGAAGGGCAAAGACCTGGGTAGTGGCAATTACTCATATACTGAGGTATTCCATAAGGAAGTATCGGTCCTAACTCACTGGGGTGCGCACCCTGAAAGTAAAATTAAAGCAGTTGCAAAAGCTGCGGGTGATTTTACATTAGCGCCTGAGATTTTGAAAGAATTATCGAGCGATGAGGTCGTATACCTGAAAAACTTTATCGCGGCTTATAACAGCAATCTTCAGGATCTTGTAACGTTTAGCCAGGGCCTTAATGAAAATTCTGATTTATGGGTATGGGTTAACGATATGATTAGCCGCGTGTCCGATCAAATCAGTAATTTTAAATATAAGATCATGTGGTACGGGCCAAAACAAAAAAGTGAAAACGATGAACTTATCAATCGTTTGACTAAGTTAAAATCCTTTTGTTCAAATTCGAAGGCTTCTGACGAGTGCATTCAAAATATACTTAAAGAAGCCAATGAAATAGAAACCTTACTGTCAGGACAACCGGTAAGCACTCAGAGCAGCACTGAAAGCACTCGCGAGCAGCAGAAAGGCAGCAATGATAGTAATTTGTTGAATCTGCAATTACTTAACCTTTCAATGTCATTAGAAAATGGAGACTAAAGATTTAATCGGCCAACTGTCCGACCAGGTAAAACAGTTTAACGATGATAACAAGGGCCTCGTTAAAGAGGCCAAAGAAGCGCGCGCGGCTATGGAAGAAATCCGTAAAGAATATACGGATAAAGTAAAAGAGCTAAACACAGCATTAGCGGCTAAAGACGCTACTATTAAACAGATCCAGGATGAAGTGAAAGAAATGAAAGCCAAAGGGGGCCAGATGGGTGGCGGTACGCAGGGCTTTACTGATTCTGTTGATCAGTTGATCGCAAAGTCATTTGAATCACCCGAAGCGACAGAAGTGTTGAAGTCTGGCAGGCTTAATGATGCCTGGTACACAGACAAGCTACCAAAAAACCCGAAATGGAAAGCGGCTGGAACTATTATCGTAGGTACTGGCGGTAATAACGTGACCGGCGCTACGATTGTGGGCGTGCC